CGATCTTCGTGCCGTCCGGGCTGAAACATCCATTCTGAACGCCGCCAACGGCCCCAACGGATGGGGTCGTGGTCAAAACCCACGTGCTCGTGTTGTATACCCAGACAAAGGGCGACGCGGTGTTGTCGGTCACGAGCAGTTTGCTGCTGTCTGGCGAAAATCTGACAGCCGTAATGTTTACCCACGATGGCGGGGAGGCTATGCCTGTGACTTTGACCGGGGCACCGGATGTCAGATCGTAAATGAAGATTGCCGTGGCCGTCGCCACGGCGGCCGTCTTCTTATCTGGCGAGAGCGCAACCGCCTGCACGCCTGCGGACGGAAGGGTAGCCGGGTCGGCCAGCTTCGTCAGGGAGCTATTATAGAAATGCACGAATGGGCTGGTGAGGTCGCCTTCGATCATGAGCGGGTTGAGTATAGTTGTTAGCGTCAGGGCCGACGCTTGAGAAAATCCCATGGCCTCCGATGCAGCAATCATCGCGGTAAACGACAGGGTTGTTGCCTGTGAGAAGCCGAACGCCATGTTGGATGCGAGAAACGCCTGAGCAAGAGCAGTGACTACGACAGCCATATCGAAGCCGACGCCTTGCGCAGCACTGAGCGCCCTGATGCGATCAACAGCGGCGGCCATGTCGAAGCCCATGTCTTCGGCCACCGAACCAAGGAAGCGCCAACGGTCCACTTGCACGCCCATGAGTATGCCGTGATCGAGGATCGGCTGAATCGCGAGAAGACCGGAAGTGCCCTCGTCACGGATGTTGCCTTTGCGGACCCACATAGGTACGCCGCCCACTAACTCGCGGAGCCAAAAGTCTTGATTTGATTCTTGGATGTAGAAATCGCCTACGTTCGGGATTGCCATTAGACAATCTCCCCGGGCACGCCGACGCCCGTGTACCCCTTGCCGCCGGGTGTCCCATCGCCGATCTTCTTGATCAGGATGAAGTTGCGCGTGAATATCGGGGCTGCGGGCGAAGGCTTGAGATCGCCGAGCTTGGCCCCGGCTTGCCTAGCTTTTGTTTTCGCGACTTCGACGCCATACTTCTTCACGTAGGCACCCTGACGCGTCAGGCTCCAGAACTCGGCAGACCATGGATTGTTCGCGAATGCTTCGTCGGCCATTTGGGGCGTCTCATGAAATTAGCGCGCCCCGGAATAATACCCGGGGCGCACGTTGATGTAACCTAGCAGTTTAGGCGGCTTTCGTCGCGCCCAGTTTCGAGCCGACGCGCGCCGCAAGCTCGGCCGCTTTCGCTTCACCGTTGGCCTTGAGGTACGCGCCCTGCGCGGTGAGGTTCCAACCCTCTTTGCTCCACGGGTTGTTCGCGCCCGTGTTCGTGCCGCCTGCGCCGCCCTTCGCGCCGCCGCCGATAGAAGCCGGCCACCAATGCGGTGACGACTCCTGCTTGTCCTTCAGCCATTCCTTCGGCGTCAGGCCCGGGGTGACGCCCGGAACGTCTCGCGTGATGACCTTGCCTTCGTCGGTCAACTCGAAGATGCGCGTACCGTTGAGCACCACATCGCTGATCGCCGGGGCGATCACCTTCGATTCGACAGCGGCCTCGCGCAGAGTGCGTTCGACGGTGCCAGTCGTGATCGTGTTCTTCAGATTGTTGACTTCGCCTTCCTTGGCGGCAATCAACTGGTCCTTCGCGCCAAGCTGCTTCTGGAGGGAAGCAACGTTGCGGTCGAGCGGTCCGATCGCCTGCTTGATGCGGGCTTGGATGATCGGCTCAAGCTTCTCTTCGTCGAGCTTGCCAACGCCGCTCGACTTCAGAGCTTCAAGTTGCTCGTTGATGCTGTCGAAATTCTCCAGCTTCTCGTGGACCTCGGTGGGGTCAAGATCGCCAAAAGCAGCGATCTTGTCCTTGGTGGCTTTGTGGTCGAGGCGTTCCTTACGGAGGGATTCAGTCACGCGATCGACATCGCCTTGGGTTTTGATACCCTCAACGCCGGTCAATTCGAACCGGCCATTGCGCTCCGTGTAGAGTTCCGCATAGCCTTCCGGAATCTCTTCAGCGGTGGCGTAGAATGGTTGCAGTTTCATAGTAGCCTCTCGTGTTGACTTCAGCGGACATCCGATGAAGCACCGCCCATGCGGTTCTTTCTCTTGCGCAGGTATCCCCGACCGAGGTTGAGGATGTGTTGCCTCGTGATCTCAGTCGCGCCGTTGATGCCGTTATGCTTGCGGCTACCAATGACGCGGTGAGCAATTCCAGTGTTATCGTCGCCGGCCGACAGGCCGAGGTCGATCGCGGCCCGTATCCGCGTTAGCTCTTGACCCGAGATGTCGCGCGCCCAATGGCCGAGCGACTTCCCGTAGATGTGCAGTTTCTTCGGCGCGTGCTTCGCGCGATGCTTATCGAATCCTTCGCCGTCGTGCTGACCGCTATCGCGCGTCGCATCGAGCGGCTGCGGCGGCGGCGGCGGCGAGGACAGAAAAACCACTTCCCCGTCATCGAAGAGAATCTTCGTATTGTGCGGCTTCGATAGATCGGCGACAGGCTGAAACTGGTCGTCAAAATAGGCAACCGTCGCGTCGCGTCCATCGATGGTATGACGTTCGATCATTTGCTACGTCGTTTCCAGTTTTCGTTGACCGCCTTGTAGAGCTTGCTCCATTCTGGCTTCAGGCCCTTCGCGCTGGTGGAGAAGTAAACCGGCTTGCCGTCTACTTCGCCGAGCTTCTTATGGTAGATCGTGTCTCCCGAGTATTTGAGCCGAGTGATCTCCGCAAGCGTCTCATGGAACGCGCTTTCGGTCGGGATGCTCTGTGTTCTATATGTGCCCTTCTCGCCCGTGTCCTTCACATACTCGACCGTTTTCGGGGTTTGCACGCCCTGCCAATACTCTTTGCTATAGTCCGACACTCCGTCCGATTTCGCGAAGTCCTTGATCATTGGCATCATCGCTTTGGTGTACGCCTGATAGGCCGGATACTTGCTCGCGTAGGGTTCGTTGAGCGTGCCGTCCGGGCGCATGAAGCCCGGCTGACGGATTTTCACCGTGCCGTCCGACTGCGGTGAAGATACTAAAGCTCCGTTCGTTTTCATCTCGGCGTGCGCGGGGTTGGTCGGGTCATACGTTACCCATTCCGAGTCCTTGCCGTAGTCCGGGTCGTAAGGCATCTTGAGGCTGTCAATGTTCTTGTCGCTCAGGAGCGCGTTGAACTTCTGATGCGCGATCTCGTGCGCCGCGACGCCAGCGATGCTCGCCGGATCGTTTCCGACATGCGGGGTGAACAGTGTCACGGTGCCAATGCCGCCTCCGATAACATGCTTCGACCCATCGGGGTCGGTTCTCAGATGCGGCTCCGGCGGTCGTGTCGCCCATCCCGCGTAATTCAGCGTCTTCCCGTTCAACTCGAAAGTCTTGCTTTCATCCGAGATGTTGATGCCACTAGGGTCGAAGTCGAGTTTCTTGGCAACCTGCGCGGCGATACGCGCGACGGTGTCCGCCTTCTCGGCGTTCTCCGGTTTCTCCACGGCCATGTACGGCCCCTCGGGATGGGCACCAAAGCCGCCCCCTCCGGTCGTCCATTTGCCGCTCTGATCGCGTGCTTCGTTTGGGTCGTATGTCATCGGCCTTCGTTCACAAATCGCTCGGGCAGCAACCCGATCTTCTGCGGAGCGAACACGGTATGCTCCGCGTCCGCCGTGCGGTTTTTGTCGCCGTAGGGGCCGAAGTTGACCCACGAGTTCTGCCCGCGCGTCTCGTTAGTCATGGCCGGCCGCGCGAGGTCCGAATACATCGCGGCGTGCGAGCGCCACGCGTTCTCCTCGCCCTCGGCGCGGAAACCATTGCCTTCCTTCAAGTGCCCCATCATGTCATGCACGATGCGGAAAACGTCGTTCGCCACGACGGCGCGGCCGGCGATCGTCTCGCCTGTCGGCCGGAGCAGCGGATTGACCTTGGGGTCGCTCTCGGTGCCCTTGATGCCGCTGCCGTAGCCGAGGTCGGTGGGGAATCCCCACCAATGATTGTTCATGCTCACGTCCATCGCGGCGAGGCGCGGGCTGGCCGCGTATGGGTCCGGCTGGCCGGGCTTGACCCAGTCAACCTTCAGGCCAGTGCCCTTGATCGTCTCCCACTGTGCCAGCGTTTCCTTCACCATCGCCTCGTAGCTATCTCGCACCTTCGGGTCGGTCGGGTCGTTCTTTTCGTGGTCGAACGCTCTGGCGATCTCTGCCGCGCGGTCCTTGTCGAGCTTCGCGTAGTCGGTCGGCGGATGGTACGGTAGGCCCGCCGCATCCATGTAGGACTGCGCCGCGTCTTTCAGCCGGCCGATCGGGCCGGGCACGTACCACTGGCCCGCGATCTGAATCGGCTTCTGCGGCAGGCCCTCTAGCGGCTGATATCCGTTCGCGACTTTGGCAGCCTGAAGAGCAGCGGCTTCCGGCGAATCCGACCCAGCGTGAGCAGCGGGTTCAATAGGGCGGGCAGTAGGGACGGCCTGCACGTTTGGGTGCGCAGGCGTCGGTCCCTTGAGCGCGACATCCGTCGTCCCGAACTCTCCATGATTGTTTCTGGCCTCTGCGCTGTTAAACATGGGGTAGCGTCGCTCTCAGATGTTTGAATGCTTCCTTGTGCGCCTTGACGCGGATCACGGCGATCTTCTTCATCAGGCCCTCGACGATCGCCTTCTTGTTTTTGCCCTTGATGATGGCGTTCGGCCCAGCAACGTCCATCAAATCACTCTCGATCGCATCGCGTACTGCCGCTTCGCTATTGTCGAGGAGATTGAGGGCGTGCTGGAATGCCGCCCTGATATGGGTCGCTGCGATGTCAGCCATTTACTTGCCCTTGCCGCCTTTACCTGCGGAGGCGCCCTTCGGCCCGACGCGCTTCTTCAGCGGGGTCGGCGAGCCGCGCACGTGCGGCGTCACCGGGACGTTCTGCGCGGGAGGCGCGACTGGAGCGGGGCCAGCCGGTGGCTGACCGGGCGTCGGTGGCGTGGCTCCGCCGCCTCCGCCGCCGGGGCCGGCCGAATCGAGGTCCGGCGGATTGTCGCCGTCGAGGAAGTTGTCGTCTACCGGGTTCATCTGGTAGGGGCTGACCATTCCGCCGAGCATCGTTTCTGCCTCGGCCTCGATCTGATCGTTCTCCTCGTCGAAGGTGAGGTCGCTCATGTCGTTGGCCTTCATCATGCCGTGGATCGACTTCAGCGACAGCGGCAAGCCCAACTGCTTGGCCTGCATGAACGCGAGCAGCGCCGCGCCCTGCACGGTCTGATCGGCGAAGTCCTTCGGCACTTCGACGCTAACGTCGTCGGGATTGTCTCCGACCCATTCGGCGGCATACTTCAGGGCGCGCTCAAGGCCGGCTCCGGCCGCCTGCGCGACCGAAGAGATCGTGGTGGTGCGTGCCGCAACCCGGATGCGCAACGCCTCGCCGCTTTCGCCGCGAGCGTTGCCCACATCCAAGAACGATATGCCCTCCGAAGCTGCTGCTGTCTTGTCGGTGGTGAGCGACTGGCGCATCTCGCCGAGGCCCGACGCCGACACGCCGATGTATTTGGCGTCGCTGCCTTGGCGAAGCCCGATCATGCCCTTCGCGCCCGTGCGCAGCGGCGCGTCTTCGTCCTCGGCTCCGCCGCCTTCGATGCCGATCACCACGAGGGTCTGCTGGCCCTGTAGGTAGAGCGTCTGACGGTAGTCGGCCTCGGCGCGGTAGATCGCCAGCGACAGGTTGCTCAGATTGAGAAGCGGGGGGACTTCCGGTTCTGGCACGAGATCGTTCGCCCCGATGAAGACGAACGGAATATCTTTCAGCGTCACGCCGCCGATCTCCGGCGTCTTGAAGTCGGCCGCGATTGGCATGCTCGAATCATTGACCTTGACGGCGACCGAATACTCTTCGTCGGGGCCGGGAGTTTCCCAGCCGCTTTCAAGGCTGTCCGGGATGCCGCGCGTGAGCACGCGAAACTTGCGCTCTTCCTTCCACGTGAAGCCTTCACGGCGGTAGCCGCTCTCGTCGATCACCACAAGCTGGAGTTGGTTGCGGCCTTCGTTCTCGCGACCGGCGTCCCAGTTGATGATCCGAAGCGGCTCGTAGAAAGCAATATAGGGGAGGGCCTTGTTCACGTCCTCGCCGGTCGGCACGTCCACGAGGAGCGCGCAACGGCCGAACTTCAACTGCGCCACGTTGATGCGGCGGAGAAGCTGTTGCAGCGTCTCGCCCTGAATCGTGGCCTTCTCCATCATGTCCTTGAGGCGTGGCGGCAGCGTGATCACGGCCGGCTTGTTGTGCAGAATGCCGACCATGGCCTGCACGGCGTCGCGGACGAAGTTGTGATAGACGGCGCGCAGCAGATACGCCTCATAATCTTTCCAGCCCGGGGCCATCGGCGTGGTCATGCCATCCTGCACCATGCCCTCGGTGGCGGGCAGGTAGTCAAGACGCTTCGTCTTGACGGCGCGCTCGCCCGCGTAGGTGTCGGCCATCTGAATCCAGTTGCCGAGTTGCTCGACGTATTCAGGGTGCTTGTCGGGGAGTGCCATGGGTGTTCACTTTTCCGGGGGATCAGGTGTTAACCATACTTTTAGCTCGAATGCAAGGCCCCTTGCACTTTCCGTTCGCGCGAC